AATTGCTGACGTAGGTGTTGACCGTGGCCCGGCCGACACCGTTTGGGCCGGAAATGACGAGTCCCACGTCATCCTGGCGGAAGTAGTCGGAAACCGTCTCGAAGGTGACGCCCTGCCCCGTGAGCGCCCCCAGTTGCAACTCCACGTCGGGCGTCGAGATGGAGGCCATGTCGAAGGTCCATTGCCCGCCGGGGATGGGGTCCGTGCTGCCGAAGTTCTCCTGGATGTCGGCCTGAACTTCGGTCTCGCTCACGAAGGCCGAGATGATGGCCAGGCCGCCGTCCACGGCTTCGATGGTCGCCCCCACGTCCCGGGCCGTGAACCAATCCACGTCCGTCGTAAAGGATATTCCCGATCCCGTGGTCGCCCCGGGGGTGAGTACGGCTCCAGGGAAGGTCCGCCCGTAGGCCACCAGGGGGATCTTGTCCCATTGGGCCTGGGTGAGTTCCCAGGACGTATCGGAGCCCTGGCGCATGAGCTTTTGCGTGGGCACTTCCGGGTGGAAGAGGAGCATCGTGTCGAGGGCCTGGGTGTAGTTGAGTTCCGGCAGTTGGTCGGCCGTCCAGGGGGAAACGAGGGTGGCCCCCTGCTGGGTTCCGTCCTTGAAGACGGCCAGAAAGCCTCCGACAACGATGATCTCGTATCGCTGGAGCCCTCCGAAATTAAACTCCGCGTTCCAGGAATCACCCCCCGACGTGAGGGAGGAGATTTCCGCGACTTTTCTCCAGCCGCCGCGCCGCTCCAGGTCGCCCTGGGGATTCAATTCGGCGTTGCGGCATCGTTTGAGCGACGAGGCGAACAGGGGCAGGTCGCGGCGTTCGTGACATTCCGGGCTGATCTCGCCACCGGCAAAGGACTTTTGCTCGTATCGGAGGTGGGCCACAACTCACCTCGACGCCAGGATGAAGTCCGTGGGCAGTTTGCCCGGGTCCTGCTGGAGGTTCATCCCCCGAGCCAGCCGGTTGGCGTTGATGAACTTCTTGGCGGCGTTGTCCTGGCGTTCCTGCTTCTCCGTGAGCGGCAGAGCCAAGTCCACTTCCAGGAAGTAGGACAGGGCGTCCGTGAAGAGCGGCGGGAAGGCCGCCTCCGTGATGCGCCGCGTGTAGATGATCTCCACGCCCTTGATATCGGTATAGAGATATTTGGTCCCGAAGAGTTGGAAACGGGAGCACCCTTCGACCTTGCGAAGGGCGATAAAATCCGAGGGGAGTTGGAGGGAATACGTGTAGCCGAACAGGGGTTCGCCAACGAGGGTATTGAGGACGGCCTGGGCCTTGGCGAACCACCAATAGAAACTCTCCAGGTAAGCATCGCGCTTCTGGGGGTAAAGCCGCTTGCAGGTCGAGGATTCGAGGGTCCCGTCATCGAAGGACGAAATAGGGTCGATGGCGAGGCGGGCCAGGGCGAGGTTGCAGAGTTCGATGTCGGTCACGGGCCGCCCTTCTCGTCTGGAAGGCTTGGGGCCGGGGGCCCCTTTCGGGAACCCCCGGCCTTAGCCCCGCTTCGCCCGCTGCCGCAGGCAGAACTAGGTCAGAGTCACCGACGCCGCGATGGCCTTGGTCGTGACGGTCGTACCGTCATTCGAGGCCACAACGAGCAGGGCGCCCTCGCCGTTGGCCGCGTCCTCGAAGACGATCCAGTCGCCTTTCTGGACATCAGCCGCCACGGCATTGAACAGGCCGTTCGATCCGCCCGTGGACGAGAGAAGCCCGTCCACCGTCTCGTTGGCGGCGATCTTGTACTTCCAGATCGAGAAGCCGTTGGCAGAATGGACCTGCCCGAAATTGCTGCGCGTAAGAGCCATTAGAAATTACCTCGTCTTTCGTTGGAGTCCCTTGTTTCCGGCGTCCCGTTACTAGAGGACGCTCGTCTCGGTGAGCGGTATCTTCATGCCGCCCAGCGTGTCGATGCAGACGGCACCCATCTTCATCATGGAGTTGACCAGCCACATCACCTTCTCGGGGATGTAGTTGAACTCGCTCGTGATGTCGGCGCCGGAAGCCGCGCCCACCGCGGTCATGTGGTAGGCGTAGGCAAAACCGCCGCCGGTCAGGGCGTTGTGCATCATCCACTTGATCCCGAGCCAGTTTTTCACCGTGGCGCCGTTCTGGTAGGGCAGGTCCGTCACATATTGGGAATTCGTGAACTCCGCGATGTTCAGGAGGCCCGTCCAGGACGAGGCCGGCACGATGCACCAGCGGTCGGTCGCGGGGATGTCCAGCTCATTGAAGGCCTGGGAGATGTCCAAGGACAACTCCTTCGTCATGTCCGTGGAGCCGTCTCCGATGGACGTGGTGAAGGAGGCGAGCTGGGGGATGATGAACTCTTCGTCGAGGGAGCGGCCCAGGGCCATCGCGCCGGCGTTGATCGCCAACTGGCGCTCGTTCGGGTCGTACAGCAGTTCGTCGAGCTTGTCGCTGGGCTCGGGCCCGAACCGGTCTTCCAAGGTGGCGGACACCTTGTCGTGGTCTACGCCCATGTAGACCACGTTGCCGTTGCGTTCTTTCTGAGTGGCCCGGCCTTTGCCGTACTTCTTGAATTCAGCCGTGATGCCCTTCACGTTGCGCTTCCAGCGCACCGAAGGGGCGAGGAGGGAACCCTGGCGCTGGAAAGCCACCTGGGCTCCGGTGTCGTAGAATGTCTGGAACCATTGAGGAACGCTGGGGTCGGACGGCATATCGCGCGTACCTTTCCTTTCGTGGGAGTGGTCGCGCGAGAGGCCGGAAACCGGGTCGCACTTGCCGGATTACGTTCCGGCCTGGCGGGCTGTCGAAGGCGGGTCCTGCCAGGAGAAGCCGCCCATAAGAACCGTATACCGAAAAACCCTCCTCCCCTCAAATCGGGGATCACACATACCAGCCTTCGAGGAAGATTTCCCAGCCGGTCCCATTATCGCCAAGGCTCATGGTCGGCACCTTGTACTCAAACGTCTCATTCTCATCGACCGGGATGATGAAAAGACTGGAAGTCTTGATCGCCTTGGGCCCGGTAATGTTCCCGTAGTGCCGGTAGGTTCTCGGATTGGTCGGATTCGTACCATTTTCCCGAAGCTGCATCACCCCATCGAAGACGAACATCTCGACACGGAGCAGTGCGGCCTTGGCCACCTGGGAGCCGGTGTAAGCGGAAATGTCGATGTCGGTAAACGCTCCGACGACTGCCGCCCCCGAGGCGAGGCTGGTCACCTCGTCCGGAAGCATCAGGGTGGCGCCGACAGGAGAAGCCACGGATCACTTCTCCCCGGACTGGCGTTTCAAAAGATCCTCGGTTTCCTTGAGGAAAGCCGGGTCGAAGGCGGCGGCCATCGGATTCGAGCGGGGGTCCTGCATCCGGCTGTAAATCTGCTCTTTCGTCAGCGCGGCCGGTGCCCTCTCGCCTGGACCCTTGGAGCCGGGGACGTCCATGCCCTTCGTCGCAAGGCCGCGGAAGAAGTTGATCGTCTTGACACCGGCGGCCGTGTGGGTGAGGTAGTTCACCATCTCGGCCACGTCCGTTGGAGCGCCTTCGAGGACCGCTCCGAGCCATCGCTTGTTCTCGGAGAGAATCCCTTCGGTGCGCTCGCCGAAGTCCTTGGCCAGGGCGCCCTTCTCGGCCGCGGGGTCGGGCACCGCGCCCTGGAGGTCCATCGCGTAGAGGTTGACAATTTCGTCGAAGGCCTCCTGGGGGACGCCGTGCTTCTTGAAGGCGCCTACGACGCCCTCGAAGAGTTTGCTCTTGGGGTCGATCTCAATCCCGGCCTTCTTGAAGTCCTCGGCCAGGTTGACCTTGTACTCCTCGGGGGCTTTCTTGGCGCCCCCTTTGTTCCGTAGTTCGGTCTGGGTATCGGCGAGGCGCTTGGCAAGGGTGCCCACGCGGACGGCCTTTTTTTCGGCGTCCCAGTACTGGTCCGGCAGCCCCTTGGGCTTGTCCTGGGCCGGCAGGGCGAGACCGAAGAAGTCCTCGGCGAATTCGGCCGGCGGCGCTGGAGGAGTGGGAGAACCACCGGCGGGCAGAGGGCCCAGAAGTCCGTCATCGGCGGGAGCGGGAGGCGTGGCAGCGGGGTCGGGCATGTTCAAACTCCTTTGGCTTTTTCGATTTCCGCGAGGATTTCCCTCACGAAATTATCCCTGGCGTTCTTCCAGATGCCCGACTCGGAAGCGGTCATCCCGGGAAGGGTGAAGGCGGGCCGGAAAAGCGTCTTGCGCTTCAAGATTTCCAGCACCTCGGCGCCGGCCTTGTTCCTGACAAAAGCCTCGGCGAAGAGTTGGGCGATCCGCTTCTCCTCGCCGCTCAAGACCTGGCCGGCGTTCTGGGCCGCCTCGACGGCATCCCAGCCTTCCAGCGGCGCGGGCTTTTTCTTTTGGCTCATCGAGGCACCAGTCCGGTCGCGCCGCCGGGGATGGCGGCCTGGGCGCCGGGGAGCGCCGTGGCGAAGGCCCGAAGCTGCTCCTCCTGTGCCTTCTTGGCGTCGTTCGCCCTGATCTGATCCTCGGTGTAGAGCAGCGTCTTGGTCACGCCCCCCTGGGCCAGTTCTTCGCGGGCCCAGCCGGTCAAATCCATGACGCGGCCCGGCAAGGCCGGATCGGCGGCGGCAACGGTCACGATGGCTTGGGCGATGTCGGCACGCTTGGCCTTCTGGGCCAGTTTCGCCAGGGGGGATATCGGGATCACCTTGAGCCGCGTTCCGCCGATCTCCAGAGGGGCGAGAATCTTCTTGCGCTCCAGGATGTCCCGGCAGCGCCGGACCAGGGGGATCACGAGTTCGCGGTAGAGGCGGCTCATGGGCGGGGTGATTTTGGACCGGGCCTGGGAGAGTTGGGCGGCCACTTCGGTCGCCGATTTCGTGGGCCCCGTGAGGGCCGGAAGGGTCACGTTCAGAAGTCCCTCCCGGATGTTCTGCCGGAGGTCCTGGAGCTTGAGTTGTACCATCTGAAAATCCCCGGAGCGATCCAGCGGCACAAGGCCCGAGGCGCCCTGCATCCGGGGCAAAAGTGCGCCGGGGGTGAGTTGCACGAGGTCCGGGTTCACCACCCCGTCATCGTCGTATTGGTAAATCCCCAGGGCCGCCAGGGCGGCGTTCCGAAGATCCAACTCCTCTATTTTGTTCGTTGTCTTGATGTCGGAGAGGTGCCAGATCACGGGTCCGCGGCCCAGCACTTCGCCGGCGCAGGCGTAGATGCGAAAACAAATCCACGGCGAGGTGCGGTCCCCGTCCGTCTGGAAAGCAACGTGTTTCGTGGAGTTCTCGACCACCCGGTAACTGTACGTTTTCTTTCCGGGGTTGTAGATCACGCCATCGACGACTTCGAGATCCTTCGCCTTTTCGCTGATCCGCCTCTTCATGTCCTCCGACCAGGAGGCATTGGGCCAGAGGCGTTGCAGCATGGAGGCCTTGCACTTCCAGGAGCGATAGACCGTCTCGATGCAGCCGTAGGGACCTTGGACGGGGACGATCTTTTCCAGGGGGACGGTCTCGAAGTTGAAAGCCTCGTCCTCATCGCCTTCGTGGACCATGAGAGGGCCGGTCGAAACGCCCGCGAGGAGCATGGCCGGATTGATCTGGACGTCGAAGTTCGAGTTGTGCATGTACTCGAAAAAGATGGTCTGTTCTTCCTGAAGATGCTTGGCGAGCTCGTCCTGCTGGGGCTTGCTCAAGTTTTTCTTCTGGGCCAGGGGGATGTCGAACTCGCACCATTCCTCCATCGGAGGGACGAGGCCGCCCTGATTCTGGGCGGCTTGTTCGAGCAGCCCCAGGGTGGCGGTCGAGTCGAATACCCGGGAGCCCTTTTTCTGGCCCCTGGAATCGGGATTGTTGAATGTGTCGAGTTGTGGAAGGGAGAACTCCATCGCCTCCGAAAGAAGACCCTGAAAGGCGTCCACCTCCCGTTTTGCTTCCGCGTAATCTTCGAGAATTTGTTCGCCTTCGCTGCTCATCCGAGAAGGGACCTTCCGCCAGTAACCTCGCCCAGGGGGCCGCCGAAGAGGAGGGACCGGGAGCCGCCGCCGCCGGAACGCAGGACGTTCACCGCCGCCTGGCGCTTGCGCTCCTTGGCGAGGGCCGCCGCCGAATCGGCCGCTTGCTGGGCCTTGAGGAGTTTTTCCGTTCGGGCCAGGGAGGGGTCCACCTTCGGCTTGCTAAACAACGCTCCCACCATGTTCCTCCATGAGTCTGCGACAAAGCTGAAAGGGGGTCACAGAGAAACCGCGAACCCCCAAGAGTGCCTTCACGACACTAACGCACGTCAGCGGACCCCTCAAATTTCCGAGCGGGCGCGCTCGGGCATTCGCCACGAGAACGAGTGCACCCCGGCTTCTCCAAAATTCGACCAGATCATGGCGGCCATCGAGCCAGTAGACCTTGAGGCCGTCGCTCACGCAGTCCACCACCTGCCAACCCGAGTCGAGAAGAGCGAAGGCCGAGCAGTGGCCAAAGCCTTTTTCGGTGAAGCGCATCCACCAATGGGCCGGATCGGGGTCGTGGAACTCGATCCACCACGCGGCCGGCAGGTCAGACGTGGAGAGGATTCCACTCACTTTTGGCCACCGTGGGTTTCGGCTTGGTCCCGCCGCGAAGTGTCGAAAGCCCCTCCCCCGCCCCAAGCATCAGGTATTGGCCCGCCTCGGCGACGTGGGAGAAGTTGTTTTTGTCGGGAACGTCCGTGCTCCGCTCCTTGCCCTGCACCATGACGCGCCGGTATTTGTAGCCGCCGCGCATGGCTTTTCGCAGAATCTTGCAGGCCGGCGAAAGGATGAGCCCCGCCTTCCCGTCGATCATGCGGGTCAGGGGGATCGAAACCGCCTCCCGGCGCTTGATGAAATCGTTGGAAGGGGCGGGCCGCGCCACGACGCCCACCCCGGCCAGTGCTTCAAAGGGGGTCCGCTCGTCCACCTGGCTCCGCTGCTCGCCGGCCGGGTCGCCGTAGATGCCGCCGATCTTGAAGCCCGCGTATTCCCCGCGGAGTTTGCGCCCCAGGGCCTCGCCGAACCGGACAACGCCCATGTCCTCGGTTACGATCTCATCGACCCAGACCCATCGGCCGTTGGGATACCGCTGGGCGAACACGGCCGCGGGGGTGAGCCCGAAGTCTACCCCGACGAAAAGAGGCAGGGACTTGTCGGGATTGATGACGTCGGCCGAACAATGCTGGGAATCGAAATACTCGGGGTAGACCGGCTTGCCGTCCAGGACGAAACCGTACTCGCAGCCGTAGTAGACCTTGATCCATTCCTCCGACTTGCCGGTGAGGCCGTTCTGGTAGAAGCCGGGGACGAGGTTCTGAAGGTTTTCGGCGGTCTCGCTCTGGAGCCACTTTCCGTCCACCTTTTGAACCGCCGGGGGTTGCTTGAAGAAGTCCCAGCCCTGGGGTCTCTCCTCCTCGCACATGTCATGCAGCCAGTGGTCCGTATCGGGCATATTCGTGTCGGCGATAATCCCGTACCAGGTGGGCCCTCCCTCGGCCATCGAGGGATACCGGCCGATTCGGCCACCGTGGAGGGCGTCGATGATGGACTTGGGGATCTCCCGGAGCTCGTTCAGGTAGGCCCCCGTGACCTCCAGGGAGAGGAGTTTTTTCACGTCATCGACCGAATCGAGGGCCAGGAAGATCACCTCGGCGTCCACCCAGGTCTTGTCCTCCAGTTGGAACTGGAGGGTGTGCTGGTAGGGCGGGCTCGCATGGTAGGGCCCCATCGACTCGTCGAACCAGTCGAACCAGGTCTTGAGGGTCGTGAGCTTCAATTCCGGGTAGGTGTTGCGGATCACGGCCCATCTGGTCTTGCGGATACCCATCGAATTCGGCTTTTGTTGGCGGGCGCGGCGCATGATCTCCATGCAGCAGGCCACGGACTTGCCCGATCCGAAGGGGCCCAGGATCACGCGGACGGAGGCCGATGACGCGAAGAAGCCCCCGACCGAGGGCCCCGGCGGCCTGTAGTTGATCTCCCTACCCTTGTTCTGGGCTAGGGGGAATCTCTTTCGCCTCGCCATCGACCACCTTTGGGGCTTCGTTGCCGCCCAGGAAAATGTTGATCTTGGTCACACCACCCGCCCGCGCCCCCTCGGCGTCGTGGTCGAGGTGATCCGAGAACACTTCAGGCTGAAGATGCGCGGCCTGCCAGTGCAACTCCTGCTGGAGCTGTTTGTAGGCCAGGACCACGGTCTTCGAGTCAGGGTTGTTCCCGGTCCCCAGGCACATTCCGCAGACCTTGAGGCCCTTCGATAGTTCGAAGCCCTCTACCGTCTCTTCGGTGTAGTCGTCCTTCTCGCCGCTTCGCTCTTTGGTGATCCGTTTGTGGGCGGGAACCTTCTTTTTGCCCAGACACAGGGGGCATCGCATCGACGCCTGGAAGACCTGACGGGCCGCCGCGAGGGATTCGGAGGCGTAGACCATCGCGGCGAACCGCTGTGCCTCCCGAAACTTGTCATAGAAATCGGCGTGGGCCTTCTTCCAGTTTGCCAAGGTGCCCACGGACGGCATCCCACTGAGCTTTACGATGTCGGCGATGGTCTTGCCGGCGGCGATGTGAGCGCAGAAAGCCTCCCCGATCTGGGGGGTGTAGGCGGAACCTGGGCCCACGTAGAGCTTATTGCGCCCCATTGGCGGGTTTTCCGTCGCCTTTGAACTTCACGATCCCCAGGTGGGGGTTCTGGAGTTTGTCGCCGGGGATGAGAGGCATCAGTAAATCCCCAGGTCCTTCATCTGCTGGCGCTCGCTCGGGTTCATCGGGTCCTGGCCTGGATTCGGCGCCATCATTCCCTTCATCTGGGCCTTCTTGCGCCGGAACAGACTCTTCAGGTAGGCGACGGCCCGCTGAACCGCCGAAGGGTCAGCCGCGGGTGTCTCACTCGGCAGAGGCTCGGCCACGGGGGCGCTCCTTCCTCTCGGGCTTCTCGGCAGCCAAAGACCGCATCAGGGCCCGCTCATCTTCCTCGCCGAACCGCGTGGAGACCGCGGCGGCCAAATTCGAGCAGACCTTTTCGATGCTCTCGCCCGTGACCTCAAACCCGGCGCTGATCGTTCGGGCCCGAAAGCCGGTCTTCGGCATCGCTTCGATCACAACGACCACTTGATTGAGTTTTGCCATGCCCAGAAAATACTCCTCGAACGCTCTCCCCTCAAATCCCTCCCAGAAGCCACAGGACTCTTTCGACGAGTATACGCCTACCCTCACGCCAGAGAACTCACTGGCGGCCATCCAATGCAGCCAGGATTGATTTTACGAGCCCCCACACACGGAGAAAAAACCAAATTCCACACCCGCACGGGAAGTATACGGGGGAAAGGGGTGGAGTAAGAAGGCGCTTTCGGTCTCGGGACCACCCCCCGCCACCCCCCAGGGGGCGCAATCTTGCGGCTGTTATGGCCCACTGGGGGGCCAGATGAGCGACGGTCTCGGATACCGCTACTCATCTGCTCTGGTTCGGATGGGCGGTTTCTACATGACGCAGTGCGCCAGCCGGAGCGCGGGTCAACCAGCGCCAGTCCACACACACTGCCCCCATCAGCTAGACAGTCGTGTCTAGCTTTTTCCAGAACACAGGGATTTGTTTGCGGATTATTTCTGCTGTGCGCCCCGCAACCTTGCGTTCATATTGAGCTTTTCTTTTCTTTGCTTTTTTTTCTTGACAGAGATAGCTCATATCTGTATATTATTCGAGTCGGGCCACTGCTGGTCTCTAATGCCCCGACGAAAGGAAGGCTACTCACATGACTACCTCCGACTCCTGCCCTGTCCCTGCCCCTCCACCCTCACTACCCCAACCCCCGGGGGGAAACCCCCGGGGAAACCCCTCCCTCAATCTACCTCCATGGGTAGGGGGGCAGTGGGCGCCCTTTGTGGCGCAAAGCGCCAGAATTGAGGCCCGATGCCTGGCCGCTCGGGCAAAACTGGCGACACGAAAATGAACACGCGCGAAACAGCCGAATGTATCATCAGGCTCCTGCCCGGCGCGAAGCTATAGACCTAACTGGTTTTCGGTTCCCCGCCCTCCGGGAGCGGGCAACCCCCACGGGGGCGGAAGGAAATACGAAAATGAAAACGGAACGGCGAATGAGACTGATTGCGGAGAGGATGGACGACGCGCCGTGGGCGCTGCGGAAGACCCCCTGGCGCGAGGGCCAAGTGGTCATCTGCAGACGCTCGACGACGGGGTGGGTACGCATGACCGATATCGTGGTAGAGGAGCAGGGGGACCCCGACCATATGCTCCGGTATCAGCACTACACGGAGTCGGAGTGCCCCGCGCCGGTGAGCGAAGGAGAAAAAAAATGAATACAAGCGAAATAGCCGAGTGCATCATCAGGCTCCTGCCCGGGGCCGAAATAGACCAGGATCACGCGGCCAGCGGGTCTATCTATCTGACGTGTTTTGTGGGGGAGGCTCGAGCGACAGCGCGTATATCCGATCACTCTGCCGACGATTCTCCTCATCACGTGAAGCAGCTGGCCAGGACCGGCAAGGCGGCTGACGTAGAGATCGACCCCGATCACGAGACGAGCGCGGCGATCGCGGCCGGGGTGCTGGCCGACCTCCTGGGCCTGCCAGTGCCCCCAGCGAGCAAGGCCGCGCGGACTCGGCGAGTGAAAAAACGCGAGCGACATGAGGCCGCGCGGCAAATGGAGATCGCTGCCAGGGCGCAGGCGAGCGCCGCTCGAGCGGCCAGAGCCGAACGCGCCCAGTCCGATCTGTGGGCCTACGTGGCCGCCCTCGCGGCCTGCGAAGCCTACCGCCGGTCGGCGGCGCTGCCGAACAAATCCGCTCGCAAGCGGGCGAGACAGCTGCCAGCGCGTGTCAGCTACGCCGTAGGCGGGCTGGATCAGGCAGCTATTTTCAGGGCGTAGGCCCATAGCCCCGCCCTCCGGGAGCGGGCAAGGCCCCGCGGGGCCAGGAGGAAAGAAAATGGAAGCGAAAATGATACCAGACGAGAGACCGCACACTGTGGACTACGAAGAATCCCACTGGAACGGGTCGAGCGGGCGCGAGCATTTCGCCACGCCCCAGGCCGCACATGCCTTCGCCCGGCGGCTTCAAATGGCGTGGTGCCTGCGTGAGGCGATAGGGCGAATCACGGTCTCGGTGAAGCGCAAGAACGGCCGCCGGGAAAACGTGTCATACAGTATTAGCTGAGGCCCCCACGGGGCGAAAGGCAAGGGCCCGGTCGCTGCTGACGGCCGGGCCCCAAGGATGCCCCGCCTTTTGGGGGCGGCGGCTACTCACAGAAAGAGAGATTACCAGATGAACGATCAACCCGCAAGCCCCCCTGCCACCCCCCCATCTACACCCCGCAAAAGAGGCCGCCCGCCGGGGTCGAAAAAGATCAACCCGGCCAACACGGGCCAAATCGCCTGCAAGAATCTGCCGCTAGAAACCGCTGATAAATTCCGCAAGATCGGGAAAGCTCTGGGTTCGCAAAACGAGGGGCTGATCCTAGCGATCGACCTGCTCTACAACTCCAGACAATTCCGGGAGCTGCAAGTGGCACGGTTGCAGATCAACAGGGTACGCCCGACGTAAGGGGAGGGTTCTATGTTCCGCGACTACTCAATGCTCTGGCATCAGCGGCGCGAAGGCCTACGAGCCCACAAGCCGAGCTACATGGCCCGTGAAGCGTGCTCGCTGGACGTCCACCTGTTGCCGGCGTTCGGGGACTGGGAGATGGAACGATGGGGCGCCCTCAAGCCAGCCGAAATCCAGGGCCTCCTGGCCGACTTCATCAGCGCCAAGATCGGCAAGGGCCTGGCGCCACGAACGGCGCGCAACTGCCTCTCGACGCTCTCACAGATCCTCGATGCGGCAGTCCTGGATGGGATACTCAAAATCAACCCCCTGTCGGGGAGGCTGCGCCAGTTCTCGCTCGATCGCCCTCCCCCAGAGAGAGCCGAGGGCGTCGAGCCTTTCCGAGACGATGAACTCCATCGGTTCCTGGGCCGCGCCTTCGCCAGGACGAAACGGGACAAGCGTGCACTCCCAGCGGCCCAGCTCTTTCTACTCCTCTCCCACTCGGGCTTGCGAGTCAACGAAGCCCTGGCCCTCGAAGTGGCCGACCTGGACGTCCAGAAACGGAGGGTGAGTGTCACAAAAAGTCTATGGGTGCCCGAAACCGGCATCAAGGACGCCCACCCCCTTCAACCCAAGACACGCCACGCCAACCGGACGGTGGGAATCACCGGCCAGGCAGCAGGCCAGTTTGAGGGCCGCGCCGGCCGACTCCTCTTCCCTGCCGACGACGGGGGCTATCGCTCCTACTCAGGCATCCGTGGCATTTTCATGCGGACACTCGCCGAGGCCGGATGCCGCGAATCGCTCACGATCCATTGTCTGCGCCACACGTACGCAACCCGCAGGCTCAACGCAGGCCATCCGATCTTCGACGTTTCCCGCGCCCTGGGGCATTCAGACGTCTCGACGACCGCGAGAATCTATGCCAGGTGGGCCGGGGACCATGATCCAGCAAGGCTTTCCGATCTTGAAGACCCCGGCCTCGAAATAGTTCTTGACAAAAATCTTGACCCGTGTTTTAACGGGGGCACGCTGACTGATTCGGAGCGGCCTGCTCCCAATAGTTAGCCTGCGGCGCGGGCAAGCCCGCAAAGGTCACCCAAGGATGCCGGTCCTGGCAATATGCGACTGCTGCGCCAAACAAGTAGAACTGACCATTCCCGGCGGATTCGACGGGATAGTCTCCGAGTCCCCCAGGCTCATGTTGGTCCCGAGAGCCTGGATCGTTCTGGACCAAATCTACATCCCCTCCGGCCAGCGCAAGAGGCGCGGCCTCGTCTGCTCGAACCACTGCCGGAACAAAATCCTGGCTTCCCAGCCCGTGGAGGTCTTGTGAATAATTTTACCAATCCCTCCTTCTGCGGCATCGAACTGCCGGCCGGCAAGGGCGAATTCCACGCCTACCCCGAAATGAAAATCGCCCAGGTCGAGATCGTGCTGGAGGGGCCCATGCCGCCGGGCCTCAAGGACCAACTCACACGGGCGAGGGAAGGCGTGCTGGCCGTGCCGTCCATCCCGGCGATGTTCCCCCGTGCGAAGTACGTAGCAGCACTCGAACGCGGGCCGGGAAACATCCTGTATTTCCGCGTGCACGACTTCAGGCCGGAAGACGCGGGCAAGCACGTGCTGATCTGCCAGATAGGAGAGACAGCGTGATGCGCAAACATTGGCCCGACAAGCTGGTCGAGATAGGCGCGTGCGCGGAAGCCGTGGCCTGGGCACGGACGCAAAAGTCACTCGCCATCGCGTGGGAGCATTGCGAGCGCGCTGACTGGATGCTCTGGCTCCTGGGCCACACACTCGAACCGACCGTCTCGGAGCATCGACGACTGACCTTGGTGGCCTGTGGCTGCGCCAGGAAAGTCCTGCATCTAATCCCTGCCGGTGAAGATAGGCCAAGACTCGCTATCGAAGCTGCGGAAAAATGGGCGCGGGAGCCGACCAAAGAGCATCGGGCGGCAGCGGAGGAAGCGCGGGCAGCAGCGGGGGCAGCAGCGGAGGAAGCGCGGGCAGCAGCGGAGGAAGCGCGGGCAGCAGCGGGGGCAGCAGCGCGGGCAGCGTGGGCAGCGTGG